AGGCGGCGGAGGCCGCCAGAACGAGCGGGAGCGGCCGCGGGGCCGCCCCGGTGGAACCGCCCACGGAGCGGGAGGAACCGCCAGACGTGGGCCTGTAAGGAGGGAAAACGCTATGACAGAAAACCAACTGCGGCAGAAGGTGGCCGACATTATCAACGCATGGGTGGGGGCAACCAAGGGGAGCGCCAAACACCTGGAGATCCTGGAGATCTACAACGGCCACAAGCCCCTGGCCCGCGGCTACAAAATGCAGGTGAAAGACGCCTATTGCGCGGCCACGGTGAGCGCGGCATACATAAAGGCCGGGATCGCGGAGTACACCGGGACCGAGTGCGGCGTGGAGAAGTTCGTGCAGATCGCAAAGGGTAAAGGCATTTGGGTGGAGAATGACGCCCACTTCTGCCATGTGGGCGGTGCCTGCGTGTATGACTGGGACGATACCGGAAAAGGCGACTGCACCGGAGCCGGGGACCACATCGGCATTGTGACCCAGGTAAACAGCGCGGCGGGCACCTTTGTGGTGACAGAGGGCAACATGAGCGGCGGCAAGGTGGGAAAGCGTACCATGGCCATCAACGGGAAGTATATCCGCGGGTTTATCTGCCCGGACTTCGCCGCCATTGCCAAGAAGATGGGCGGCGGGAGCGACGGCGCCGGCCAGACCATCCACACCGTGAAGGCCGGGGAAACCCTTTCCAAGATCGCCGGGACCTACGGCACCACCGTGGACGCCCTGGTGGAGATCAACGCCATCCAAAACAAGAACCTGATCCGGGTGGGCCAGGTGCTTATGCTCCAGGACACCCCCCAGGCGGCCGCCGACAAACTGGAGGCCCTGGGCGTGATCAATTCCCCGGACTACTGGGCAGACGCGGCGGAGGCTGGGAAAGTCCAATACCTGGGGATCCTGCTGAAAAAGGCCGCGCAGACCATCACCAAGGCAAAGCCGCGCACAGGCACCCCCCAGGAGGGCGTGGCCGCCCTGGTGGCCGCCGGCGTGATCAACACCCCGGACTATTGGCTGGCCAACTACGACACATTCCCCTCCCTGGACCTGCTGCTGTGCGCCCTGGGCGGGGCTGTGCAATAATTTTAAGGAGGACATACACATGGAAACCATTATGCAGTACATTCCCCTGGCGGTGTCCGCCATCCTGCTGGCGGCCCTGATCCTGACCGTGATCACCAACATCATCACCCAGGTGGTGAAGAAAATCACCTGGGACAAGATCCCTACCAATATCCTGGCGGTGGTGGTGGCCATGGCCGTCACCCTGGTGGCTTTTTTTGCGGTGTTCCAGATCATGGGGTGGGCCGTCACCTGGTACATGGTGGCTGGAGCGGTGGCCCTGGGCCTGTTCGTGGCCTATGCCGCTATGTTTGGATTTGATAAACTGCGGGAGGCGCTGGAACAGATCACCAACTGGAACAAAGACAAAACGGAGTAAGAGAAACCCCCGGCACCTGTGTGGCGCCGGGGGTTTGCTTATATTTCGCTTTTCATACCGGGAAAAGCGGCGGAAAGATCCAGAATAGCGCCGCAGGAAGGGCACCGGAGAATGGGACCCATTTGGATGATTTCATCACGATAAGAGGCGCCGCAAACGCTACAAACAATATCCGTATGATCGCAGATCCAAGCGCCGCGCCGTATAGGTTCGGCGTCAACAGCGGGCGCGTGAAGCACACAACTATATGCGTATGAAGAAAGATTTTGATTTGCAGGGAAACCGGCGTCCCTCTTTTTTGCTATATCGGAAAGAAGTTCGTTTTTGTCAATCAGGATAATATGGCGATCTTCCATAAAAAGCACCTCCGCGGAATTATAGTAAAGGATAGGGGGCCGCGTGTCAAGGGGCGGCCCTGGCCTATTTTATCGGGCAAAGAACACGCCCAAGGGGCTACCGCTGGGAGAACGCCACCCGCGGGGGTGTATGTCCTCCAGGGCCTCCGTGGAGGTGTGGCCATCGTCCCAGCGGATCACCGCCATGGTGGTGGCGGGGGTCCAGCGGGTAGCCATCCGCTCCACGAAACCGACGATCACGCCGATACCCATGGGACACATGGCGCCCCAGTTGCCCACGACGGGCTGGCCAACCATGACCACGCTGGGGTGATCGGCGGGCTGTGCAGCCTGGGGAATATAGGCGGCCATGGGGTCCGGGGCGGCGGTGGCCTCCTCCGCCTCCTCCGGGGCCTCCACATACTCACGGCTGGCCCGGAACACGGGGGCCATACTGTACCGCTCCGGGATAATGTATTCCCCGTTGCTGTCCGTGTAGATCTTCGCCCGGCGCTCCTGGCCATCCCGGCGGAAAGTCACCGTTTTGGCGGTGCGCTTGACGATCTCCACCACGAAAACACAGTTGTGATCACAGGCGCTGGTATCATAATATTTCTTGCCAACTTCAAAAGTAGTCATATTGAAAACCTCCCAAACAAAGAAAGATTTGTTATCTGGTCCGTGTCGGTGCCCTTTTCGTGTCGGTCCGTAAGGTTGACCGCCGCTGAACTCTACGCCCCAGCGGCCGGGCGGTTTTCCCTTTCGATGGTCTTATTATATACTTACACAAGTATATTTACAAGGGCAAATCTGCACAAACTTACACAAGTATATTTGTATAAAATATATACTTGCACAAGTACAAAAACAAAGGTATAATACCGGAAAAGGAGGCGATCCCATGGACGGAACAAAGGGAACCGCGGCAACAAGGGCAAAAAACAAATATGCGGCCGCGAATTATGAACGGCTTTCCCCCTTTGTGAGAAAAGGGAAAAAGCAAAGGTACAAGGACGCGGCAAAGGCTGGAGGGTATGGCAGCCTGAACGAATTTATAGAAACCGCCATGGACCGACTGGCGGACGAAATCCTGGGAAAAGAGTAGCGGAGCCACACGCGCCGGGGTGGTCCGCATGAATAGCCGCCCCGCCGGAATAATCATTTTTTCTTTGTTCAGACTATTACCACGGATTTTGAAGAAAACCGTGCTAAAGTTAAGAAAAAGTCTGGTTATTCCCACACGGAGGCGCGGCGGTGAAGAAATTTCTATACCACGGAAAGAAGAATATATGCGGGGACCGGATCAGACTGGCACGGCTGGGGAAACGGCTGTCACAGACGGATCTGGCCCGTATGCTCCAACTGCAAGGGGTCCCGGCGGAGCGGGACATAATCAGCAGAATGGAAATGGGGGATCGGCTGGTGACGGATTATGAAGTTGTCACAATAGCCGAGGTCCTGGACGTTTCCGTGGTGTGGCTTTTGGGAAAGGAAGAATGAGGGCCGGCGTGGGTTGAACCACGCCGGCCTTTCTTTGCGCAGGGGGTACGCTATGAATTACAAGGGCTTTCATCACCTGAAATGGGAGGACCGGCTAAAAATAGAAGGGGCGCTGAAAACCGGCGGCAGAGTGGCGGAGATCGCGGAAATGCTGGGGGTGTGCCGGAAAACCATATACAATGAGATCAAGCGCGGCCTGTGCCTCCAGCAGAAAGAGGGGTACATATTCCAGGAAGAATACTGTGCCGAGGTGGCGGAGCGGAAGTATCAGGAGCACTTACGTGCGAAGGGGCCGGAAATCAAACTGGGCAAGGATCACGCCTTCGCCAATTTCATCGAGCGGAAGATCATAGACGACCACTATTCCCCGGGCGCGGTGCTGGCCTACATTGAGGCGGCCGGCCTGGAGTTTGAAACCCACATCTGTGAAACCACGCTTTATTCCTACATCTATCGGGGGGACGTGTTTCTGGATCTGACGGAGGAACACCTGCTGTATAAGGGGGAGCGGCGGCGAGAGTATGAACAGAGGGAGCGGGCAAAAGAGGCCCCTGGGGATACCATTGAGGACCGGCCGCCGGAGGTCCGGGCACGGAATACGTTTGGCCACTGGGAAATGGACAGCATTATGGGGCCGGTGGGGTCCAAGGCGGCCCTGCTGGTGCTGACTGAGCGGCTGACGCGCTGGGGCCTGGTGATCCGGGTCCCGGACCATACGACGGAAAGCGTGGTCCGGGCACTAAACCGGGTGGAGCGGAGAATGGGAAAAAGGTTCCGGGAAGTGTTCCGAACTATCACTGTGGACAATGGTTGCGAGTTCATGGACTGTGCCGGCCTCCAGAGGTCATACAGACTAAAAGGGCCGCGCACAAAAATATATTACTGCCACCCATATTCCCCGCAAGAGCGCGGGAGCAACGAGAACATGAACAGGATCCTGCGGCGGTGGTTCCCAAAGGGGACAGACTTTGACCAAGTGACGGAGGCGGAAGTGGCCATGGCGGCGGAATGGATGAACAACTATCCGCGTCGGGTCCTGGGGTGGAGATCCGCCGGGGCCGTTTTTGAGGAGTACCTGGCCGCCTGAAATCTGCACAGCGGGAGCGGGACAACCGGGGTCGGATTTTGGCCGCCGGTGATTTTTCGCGCCCAGTCCAGGGAGAAAACCAGAAAAAACCCG